CCAGCTTCCGGTTCAGCTGGGACAGGAGGATGATGGCGATATCCAGTTCCTTGGCCAGCGCCTTCAGGCCGCGCGTGATGCCTTCGATCTGCGCGTTGCGGTTGTCGCCGTCACCTTCCATCAGCTGCAGGTAGTCGAGGATCAGCAGCTTCAGGCCATGTTTGCGCTTCACGCTCTTCGCATCCATGCGCACATCGATGAGACGCTGGCCGCCCTTGTCGTCCAGGTAGAGATGCATTGCCGAGATCTTGACCGACGCATGGGTAAGCCCGGCCCAGTCCTCGTCCTTCATGTTCGATGGCTCCAGCAGGTGCTGCAGCGGGATCCGGCCGAGGCTGGCAAGGTTTCGGTCGTGGAGCTGGGCCTTGGGCATCTCCATCGACTTCACCAGCACGGGATGGCTTTCCGCCACATTGCACCCGATGTTGAGCGCGAGGGCGGTCTTGCCCATCTTCGGCCGTCCCGCCAGCACGATCAGGTCGCCGCCACGCAGCCCGCCGCTGAGCTTTTTGTCGAGGTCCGGGAACCCGGTCGGGATCGCCTTGCTCTTGCCCTCCATGCGGCGCTCGATCTCCTCGACGTGCGCGGTCAGTTCGTCGGCCGCGCGCACCGGCTCGACGCGCACGCGCGCCGCGGCCAGCTGCTCCAGCCGGGACGATGCCTGGTCCAGCATCGCCGCCGCTTCATCCGGCGAGCTGGCGGCGCTCTCGGCCACATCGCGGCCGAAGCCGATCAGGGCGCGCTTGATCGCCTTGTCGCGCACGATCGCGACGTAGCGTCCGATGTTGGCAGCCGACGGCGTGTTCTGCGCCATCGAATTCAGGTAGGCGCCGGCCTTCTGCAGCTTGCCGTCCAGGGCGACCATCAGCGAGATGACATCGCAGGAGCGGCCGGCGCCGACCTGGCGCATGAACTCGGCGAAAATCATCGCGTGGTCGGCCAGGTAGAAGTGCTCGGCGCGCAGGTCGCCCAGGCGATCGACGGCGTCGTTGTCCCGCAGCAGGGCGCCCAGCACGCTCTGCTCGGCCTCGATGCTGTGGGGAGGCAGTTTGATCCCGTTATTCATATTTTCCTTCTCGGATCTTGGTGAAATTTTGCGATTTGGTCAGCCATTCCAGGTCGGCGAAGAAGGGGCGGTCGCGATTGCCCACGCCGCGCCCGACGAGGAAGCCGCAGCCCTTCACGTATTCGAAGAACTTCCGCCAGTAGTCGAGGTTCTGGCGGCGCGGATCCTCGTTCCAGCGCGCCCGCAGCTGCTGGGCACGGGCTGGCGTCCAGTCCCGCACCTGGGGGCACTCGGGCAGGACCTCGTGGTACAGCGCGATGATTTCCTGGTGCGGGCACTCGGGTCTTGCAGCCCGTTCCGGGCGGCCTGTCGACATGTTGCCAGCCTGGCTGGCGACAACTACCCCGCTAGGGGTAGTAGGTGTTAACTCTTTCTCTTTCTCTTTCTCTAGCTCCGGGGAACGGCGCGAATCGTCCTGATTCTGTCCGTCGTCTGTCCGATCTTTTGCGGACAGGTTGCGGCTGTTCGCCTTCCTTTTCGCGTCAACGCACCGACGCTTTGCAGACTCGCCGTTGTGTTCGTCGAAACGCACGAGGCGCACGCCGTCGGTGAGGTCCTCCAGCCAGCCGATCGCCACCATGGCCGATCCGAACCCGGCCAAGCCGGTCTTGCGGTCAATGCCGCGCAGGGTCAGGCCGGGCATGACGCCATCCGTCGTATGCTGGTCGGCAGTCGTCCACAGCCAGTACATCGCGCCGATGACGAGCGCTTCGGTCGCCTCTGTCATGTCGACCACGCGCGCCACCCTGGGGTCATCCCACAGGTTGCTGCGCATCTTGATCCAGTCGCCAGCCATCAGTTCTTGCCTTTCAATTGCTGGCGGCGCGGCTATCACGCGAGCTGTGCGCACGCTGCTCGCTCTGCACCTGGGTGTTCATGTGATCGCGCAGGAGTTGGTTGATCCGGGTTTGGTAGCCGGGCCCGCCTGCCTTGAACCATTCCAGAGTATCGACGTCCAGGCGTATCGTGACGACCTGCTTCGCGCCTTTGTGCTTCGGCTCTGCTGTCAGGGCGCACGGCTGTAGATCTGGCTTACGCATTGTTCTCTCCTTGTCGTTGTTGTAGCCGCCCGGGCTGGCCGGGCAGGGTTGTGGCGCCGCTTACTCGCGCGCGATGAAGCCCGCCGTGCAGGCCACCGACGCGCCGGTCACTGCCGGCACCTGCGATCCGCTGCTCAGCAGCAACGTACCGCTGCACGACACGGCGATGTCCTTGCTGGCGTCATCCGGCAGCAGCGCGATGACCGCGTTGGCGTTGGCCAGCACGGCTTCGCGGGCGCGCTCGTAGATCGGCTGGGCCAGGGCGACCTGGTCGAACTCAGCCGCGACGGCTTCCTTCGCGGCGGTCTTGGTGGTTGCTTGGATATCGAATGAAAAACTCACGTTTTCTCCTGGTGGTGGCGCCCGGCGGACCGGGCGGGGTGGTGCGGTTATTCGACGATCAGCCAGTCCTCGGCCAGCGCATCGCTGCCGCTGGGCGCCCAGGTGCTCACGGTGTCGTCAGCACCCTTCAGGGCCAGGTAGGCGTTGTAGGGTACGAGCGCACCCTCGCCGAAGTGGGCCTTCGCGGCGCCGGTCTGCGCCGGGTAGGCATTGGCCGGTACCAGGTACGCGAACATGCCCTTGCCGTTCCAGCCGGCGCGCGCCACGCGCTGGCCGGTCTTCAGCGCGGTCAGCGCGGTGCCGAAGGTAAGGCCAGCCGTCGGCGACACGTCCGGCAGCGGGGCCAGGCCGGTGGCCTTCGTGCCGTCGGCGTAGGCCTTGGTGTCGACAGCCACGGCGTTGTCGGTCAGCGGCGGCATGCTGGCGATGTTGTGCAGGCGGTCGCGGAGCTGGTAGCCCATCAGCGGCCAGATCTTCTGCACGGCGTTCTGGCGCGCGATGTTGCGGCCGATCTCGGCGTCGAAGTTCTCCGGGCTGGCGCACGCGCTCTCGCCGGTGACGGTGAAGCCGTTGCGCAGGGTAAGCACGCAGAAGGTCAACAGCTTGTGCGAGTCACGCGGCACATAGGTGCGCAGGCCGCCCGGGGTCGAGCCGCGCACGCCGTTGGCAGCCGTGAAGTACGCCTCGTCGGCGATGTTCGCCTCGATGTCCGCCGGCGTGACGCGCGCCGCGGTTTTGCCCTTGGCCTGGATCTGCTGCTCGATGGCCTGGTCGTTCTGGTTCATGGGGTGTTGCCCTTTCAGGTTGGTACTGCGGTTGGTGCGCTCGCGCGCGAAATGGTCTCGGTCAGGCCGAGCCCGGGTGCGCCGGCATGTGCATCCAGTCCGTAACCCGCTCCTTCGTGATGGGCATCCCGTCGGCGTACCGCCAGATGTCGCCGTCGCGGAACCCGGTCCACACGTCGTCATCGTTTAGTGCGATCAGCACCAGGGTGTCGTCGTCCGGGAGACCCGCGACCACCGGCGTCCATTTCCGGCGTGCGAGAAGTCGCCGTGCCCTGGCGAGCAGGCCGGCGAGCTGCTGGTAGAGGGCCGTCACCGCGACACCTCGCGCCAGCTGGCAGCCACGCCCGAAGCGACGGTGCTGAAATAGTTGCTGCGGGCGCGATCGGCGCGCTGCATGCGCTCGATGTCGGTGGGGGAGGGGTTGTTTGCGGTACCGCATTCGCGGTGCTGAGGGGCCGCAAATGCCACTGCGGCAGGGGCGTTACCCTGATGTACAATGCTCATGTTTTCGCTTTCAAAACTGGTTTCAAATAAAAGCCCGCCTCGCACGCGGGCTTTTGCTTTACTGGCCGGCGACGCTCTTTTTCTCGAGCATGTCGACCGCCTCCCGGAGCTGCTTTCGTGCGAAGTGCTCGGCGCGCTTCGTGTCGTCGCAGCGGTTGGCGATCGCCGCCTTGTCGCGATCCCGCCAGGCCCTGGCCTGACGGACGACTATGTCTTCTGGTGTCGGTGTCCTGTTCTCCTGGTCTCCCATTGGGCTCCTTCCGTTAATCGATGCCTGCCCATGCAAGGGCGCGCGGCTTGAAATCCCCCTTAAAGGTGCAGGCGCCTGAAGCCTCCTGCCACCGCGGCCCGGCCGGGGAAGCGCTGCGCATGGCCATGCTGATGGCCATGCCGTGGGCGCTCGCTGTGACGTTTCCCGCCGGTATGATTCGCTGCAGCCCGGATGTGGGCGAAGACGAGATCGCGCACGAACGGCGCGACACGGGTCCCGCAGAACTTGCGCAGCTGGTCCTGCTCGACGTCGTTCAACGGGACCTTTAACGTTTTCTCGCGCTTCAGGTTCGGCTTGGTGCTCATGGTTTTCTCCTAGTGGTGCGGTGGTTCAGGACTTGGGGGTATGCAGTGCAATTACTCAAGGACAACTGCCTACATGCAACTTCTTAGGCATAAAAAATCGCAACGGTTACTGCGACTCGGATTCGGATTGAGCAAGCTCAGGTGGGTCGCCGAACACGTCGGGGTTCAGCTCGTACCGCGTGACCTGGCCGTTAAGCTTGGCCTCGACCTCGCGGCAGCGCTTGCCAGGGACAGCGCCCTGGGCTTCCCACTTCTGGATGGCCTGCGGTGTCAGACCGAGCAGGTTGCCTAATGCGGTCTGACTTCCAGCGAGGCGAATGGCTTTGGCAATTCCGGTTTCCATGGTTCGGTCTGTAGTTGCGGGTTACAACTCAAGGTTACATGAACGCCATGGTTTCTACAACTTATTTTTGCAGTGATATCTACAACCGGCCCTTGTAATATGTGTTTGTGGAAAATATGGCAAAGCG